TATTTTAACACCATAAATTAACTAACTATATACAATTTTTATAGTTAAGTTAGTTAAATGTTTATGGCCCAAATATGGGTCATAGGGTTCCAGAGGATACCGTTGTAAATTCTACACGTTTTTAGTTCATAATTATAAATATTAAATTTTGTAGTATCGTTGTGGTCTTCTATTATGATATATTCATCCTCAATCGCATATAGTATGATTGTGTGGCGTTTATGATTATCGATTTCATTTATAATTTCATTTAATATTTTGATATTGTTGAATGTAACTTTCACAGGGATAGTATTATTAGTCTTAGTATGATTAAAATGCTGTAAATTATATTTTTCTGGATTGCTATTTTTAATATTGATTAAGTTTTCTATTGATGTGTTTAAACATTTTAATTGTTTAGATAATGAAGACATTTATAATACAAGACAATTTTCTGCAGGAAGATTACATATTATTCGAAAATGTGAATATAGTTTAAAAATTTATAAATTATGGTGGAATTCTTCTAAAAACTATCCTCATTTATTTGATGACTCAAAAAGTATTACTCCCAATTTTAAAAATTTCACTGAAAACAGACATGACGCATCGTGTTGGTCATTAATATGTAAAACAAATGGAGTTGAAGAAGAATTTGACTGGGAATCTATTCCTATTAAAGCAACTCGTATAAGAAAATAAATTATATTTTAAACTGTTCATTTGAAAGTTTTAAGGGTGTAAAACACCATTGTATTTTTTTCCAATCAAAAATATACTTTTTTAATAATATTCCAAATATCATCTGGTATATATTTATTCATAATTATTAATATTATTTTTAATATTATTAATTAGATAATTAATTTTAAATATTATTTTGCATTTACTAAATATAATTATTTATTGATATACCCAATTACATTTGAGTAACCAAGTTCCAGTATCTATATCAGAACATAAACAAAGATTTTGTGAATCATTAAAATAATAATTAGACCATTGTCCATTAAAAGCAGGACCATCAGAATTTGGATAATAATATATATATAAATTTATTATAAATATTATTATATAAATATTATTATAAATAGTAATGTCTCATATTAAAATTAGTTTTAAATCCTTCAGTGGAACCAGCCCCCCAGGGAAAATTACGGAGGGAGTCAGGTGGAGGAGTGGACGCAGCTTCCGCCCCCGCATCCCTGCCAGCATCGCCAGCACGGCAGCAGCCATGCGCTAACGTGTACCTTTACCTTAGCACCTAGTCAAGGGGAAATCCTAATAGTTCTAATTTTTCCAAAAGCGATTCTGTTAATAAGTTAAGTGCGTTTTCACAATCTACACCCATTGTTCGTAACCAATTGCGTAAGTTGTCGTTAAGTAGTTCGTTTGGTTCTTCACCATCTAACACATCGGGTGTTATTAAAGATAAACACGCTCCAAATAATTGATATATATTGCTAATTCCATTGAGACCCATATTATTTTTTAATTGTTCAGTCATACCAGGTACGTCATCAAAATCAGTATCATTTATATTTATATCATCTCTTAACCAATTGTCCATCATAAAATTAATATCTCCTTGTATTCTATCATATCCAATTAAACCATATGCATCTCTTTCTCTTTCTTGTCTACAACCTATACACATACACTGCTCATCTACTAATTCACGTTCACTTGTAGATTGACCAGTTGATTGTTCCGCTCCACCTAATTTATTTATATAATTATTAAGTATTTCGAGACCTTCTTTGGATTTTACATTTACTAATTTATTATTAACTGGATTTACTATTTGTTTAAACATATATAATATATAAATATTATTATAAATAGTAATGTCTCATATTAAAATTAAATTTAAAATAAAAAAAATTAAATATATTGATTTATTTTGTGGAATTGGTGGATTTCACCAGGCAATGGACAAACTCGATCGTACTAAATGTGTATTGTCTTGTGATATAGATAAATTTTGTAGAGAAAATTATCATTTAAATTATGGAATAGAACCACATCCAAATGTTAAAAATATAAATCCAGAGAATATAGAGGATTTTGATATTATATGTGGTGGATTTCCTTGTCAAGCATTTTCGAATGCAGGAAAAAAAAAAACATTTAACGATGATAGAGGTCTATTATTTGACGAAATTATAAGAATTGCTAAAAATAAAAAACCAAAATTTATGTTTTTAGAAAATGTTAAACATATATTAAAAGTGGATAATAAAAAAGTTATTGAATATATTAAAAAATCAATTGATGATAATGGATATCATTTACAACTATTTCAAATTTCACCACATCAATATGGAATACCACAACAACGCGAAAGAGTCTATTTTGTATGTATAAGAAAAGATATATATAATGGTGTTGATATTAAGTTACCAATCAACAATACAAATGTATCCTTTACGGACTTTTTAGATAAAAAAGAAGATATAGATAATAAATATTTTATAGATGGAGATATACTTAAATGTTTAGAAGCATGGGATGAGATGATAAAGGTATTTGAGATAGATGAAAAAATATCACCAACAATTATGATTAATGAACATTATAATAATCATACACAACAACAATATAACCAATATGCTACATGGAGACAAGATTATATTAAAGCAAATAAACCATTAATAACTAAATATAAAGATAAATGGGATTTATGGTATACAAAACATAAAGACATATTAACGAAACGAGAAATATATGGAAAATTAGAATGGCAGGTTGGAAAAATAAAACCAAATGATTCTATATTTAATTATTTTATACAAATTAGACAATCTGGCATTCGAGTTAAAAAGGCCACTTATTTTCCTACATTAGTCGCCATTTCACAAATTCCTATCTATGGAAAAGAAAAAAGATATATTACACCAAAAGAATGTGCTCGATTACAATCTTTTCCAGATAGTTATAAAATGGACCCTAACGATAAACATTCCTACAAACAATTTGGAAATGCTGTTAATGTTGATAATGTATATACTATCATTAAAGCAACTATGGATCATTATAACGTTCTATAAATAATGACATTAATTCATTAACTGGATTATAATCATCATATATATAGTTATTATCTATTAACATATCTTTTATAAAATAGACATTTTTTTTATTAATATAACCATATAATTCAGCGGTTCTTTTATTTAATAGTTCATTACTATTTAGAATCGTTTTATAATCTACGGCATTTGATTTTTTATCTATATAAAACATTAATTGGTTTGGAAAACAATAACAAATACTAAAAGGTGGCTTCGTATCTATTAAAATAAATACATTCTTTTTTATACTATGTAAAAGAGAATGTATTGTTTGACCTTTCCCACGACCATTTTTTAAAATAATCCCACTACTATCACCCTTTTTATTACGAAATAAACCCTTTACGCATTTTACTTCTAGTTTTATATGTTTTTCTGTAATATTTGGAAAAATGATGTCTGTTTCAAAATATTTATCATTTCCAACATATTTACAATTCGGTAATAAACTACATAATACACGTTCTCTCATCTCGGATTTTATAAATCTAAACATATTATCATCTGGCATATGATATGTATCATGTAACATTTTGGTAAATTGTATCCAATCTACATCTTTAAATAAATTATTTATTATTTTATTATGTATATATTTTCTACTTAAATATCCACGAACATATTTTTGAATTATATTATTTTGTAATAATGCAACACTCATATTATTAACAAATAGTATTATTTGTTATATTATCAAATTATTATAATCATCTTTATGTTTAGGTCCGTCTTTTTTTAACTAAAAAAACAATATTAGAACCATTATTGATGGATGTAGAAATCCATCTGATTTGTGTTCAAAATAATCATATCGTGCTTTTGGCGAGGTCATTTTATATTAAATATGATAAATCTATTTTATTATGAATAATAGGCGTTTGAAATGTAAAAAAGTGTAATAATAAAAGTTTATTTCAAATCATTTTAAATCTTCAAGGGCGTAAACTTAGATTTTCATTATTTTATACAACCCAACGCTATTTTCAAATATTATTTGAAAATAATAGTATATTCCTCCCCATAAACCTACATAATTACATAGATTTTAACTTAAATAGTGTGGACATCCAAACGGGTTATATAGGATATTATAATTATAAAATATATCTAATTGTAATATTCATCATTTTTACGATTTCTTATAGAATTATTTATATCATTTGATAAATATGAACTAGAAGTTTGTAACACTACCATTTATACATTTTTTAATAATATCGGAGTATTCGTGTATTTTTTCGATATGACTAATATTTAATATATAATGATAGTATTCTTTCAAATGTTCTAAAATGGGTCCTACCTCATTTATATGTTCCATATCTAAACATGAAAACCCCTCATCTATTACCAAAATAGGTGATTTACTCATATTCGATAATTGTGATAGTGCTGTTAATGTTCCCAAATGAAATGTAAATTCTTCCGCTCCTGATAATGTCGAAAATGATGTTCCTTTTTTGTTATGACTAATTACCAGTTTATTTTTATTATTTTTCATACCTTTCTTTTTTTCAGGTTGTTTAAATATTGTTTTATAATCAAAACCGGCAAAGGCTACAAACTCATCTACCATATAACTCAACCTTACCAGTGTTTTATCTATTAATTCACGAGGATATCCTCTTTGAGGATCTAATACATTTATATAAGCAATTAACTTGTCCAAATTTTTTAATAACAATTTATTATTTTCTAATAATTTATTATATTTTATAAAATGTTGATCTATTTGTTTTTTTCTCTCCAATTTCATACCTAAATTCGTTTTACATTCTATTAAATCTATATCTATTTTCTTATAAATTTCCATATAATCATTTAATAATTCTAAACTAAAATTTTGAAATTTTTCAACTGATTCTAATAAATCATTATATTTTTCTTCTAAGTCTTTTATTTTTAAATATGTTTCTATTTGTTTTTCTCTTTCCGTTTTTAATATTTTATTTTCTTTTTCTAAATTCAAAATTTTATTGTTTAAGATTTTGTTTTTTTCCAATTTATTTAATTGATTATTTATATTTTCTAAATCTTCTTTTAATTTTTCATATTTTTCTATTTTAATATCTAAATTACTTTTAATATCCAAAAGACAATTATATCTTTCTATTATTAATTTATGTTTTTCTATATTTTCTAATAAACTTATATTTTCTCTATCCGTTAAAAGAACAATATTATTCAATTTCATATTTACATTTTTCATTTCACTCTCATTTTCAATATATTTATTCATTTTTTTTTTTATAGATAATATTTCTTTTTCTAATTTCATACTTATATTTGTATTTTCTTGATTTTCATTATGAAGCCTTTCAAAATTATTATAATCTTCTAATTCTTTTTCCAAATTTTCTAATAATTGCATATTATCAGATAAATTATTTTTTGTTGTATCCAATACAATTTCAGTTGTTTTTATTTTCTCTTCAATTAAAATATTACTCTCATATTGTTCTTTTAAATCTACAAAAAACTCCAACTCCCATATTGTTGAATATAAATCTTCTAATTCCATCTGTATCATATTCATCTTGATATTATACCTTTCTATTTTGCTTTCATATACATCTATTTTAAAATGCCTCTTGTTTTTTTTACAACACAAACATTCATCTTCAAATACCAGTTTATTTGTTTTTCTTAAATTCCTTTTTGTTTCATTTAATAAACTCTCATATTTTTGTTTTTTTTCCAATTTTATGTGTAAATCCTTTTTTTTATCATTTAATATATTTAGTTTTTCTATAATTGTCACATATTTATAATCAATTGGTAATATTAGTTTTTGTAAATTATCAATAGTTAAATTATATTTTTCTATTGTATTTTTCAATATAGATATTTTCTTGATTAATTTGTTATGTTTTTCTTCTATTTTATGTAAATATTTTATATCAAAACTTTGTAATATTCCTATATTTTGATTGATCTTTTCTTCTAATTTGTTTTTTTCCAATTCTAACTTTATTTTTTTACTTTCTAACTTATCTTTTGTATCATGTTTTTCCAAATATTCTTTTTTCTTATTATATTCTTTTTCCAAATTTTCTTTGTCCAAACTCAACTTACTTTCTCTCTCTAATTTAGATTTTAAAATTCCTTGTTCGCTAATTGAATATTCATAATCTATTTTACTTATATTTTCAATTGTAGATAGTTTTTTTTCTAATCCATTTTTTTCGTCATTCAACAATTCCAATATAGAAATCTTTCTAACTTTCATCTTTTCTAAATCAATCGAATCATAAGGAATGACCTCTATATCTAATAAATGTTTATTTTTTTGATTTTCTAAATTTGTTAATTTTTCGTTTAGTTCTTCCAATTTATTTAAATGAAACTCTTGATTTGGAACCTCTATTTTCAAATCTTCCAATTCTAAATCTATATCTTGCTTTTTAAATAACCAATTATTATAATCTTTTAATGTACCAAACTGCCTCTTATTTTTTTCAGTTTCTATTTTTTCAGTTAAATCTATTTTATCCGATTCTATTTTACTTATTTTAGATTTTAATGTATCTATTTCACATACACCGATTTCCTCAACTTTATATATATCAATTTCCATATCTAATTTTGTCAACTTATTTTCCAATAATTTTTTACACTTTAATTGTTTCTTGTATTCTATATCAAATAAATCTACTCCAATTAGTCTAGTCAATATAGCTACATTATTATTATCATTTAGAAAATGAGTTGATGCGTTTTGAGTAGATAACCAAGTTGTTTTCGCATCGTCACGTTCACCAAATATACTTTTAATCTTTGTTTCTGTGTGTTTTTTAAACGATTCGGATTTATCTATCCATATATTATTTTCATAGACAAGTAATAAAACTTTTTCCAATGGTTGTTGTCCTGCTTTGTTTTTATTTAACTTTCTAACTATTTTATAATCTTTATTATTATATCTAAATTCCAACTCACAACAGGTATAAATGGATTCATTATTAATATAACTTTCTAACGAGACTATATCTTTTCCCCATATACTATACCCCAGTGCTCTTATTATTGTGCTTTTTCCAGATGTATTTTTCCCTAATATAGAAATTATACTATGTTTTGTCACATTTTCGAAATCAAGTAATATATGTTTTCCTTTATATTTTTGAAAGTTTTCTACTTTTAATCTTAAAAAAAACCAACTCTGATTACTATATAAACTTTCACTATCTTGAAATAATTTTTTTATATTATTTAAAATATATGTATATTCATCACTATCCTCATTATATAAATTATTTAAATATAATGTAAAATTATATAAATGGTTTAAAGTTGGTTCTGTTATATCATTATTACTATCATTATCTCTTGATAGTAATAATCTATTTTCTTCCCATTTTATTATTTTCGTTTTATATCCGATCTGTTCTTGTATAGTTTCTATATTTAAATGCTCATCTAATGAATATATAAATTTTATTCTACTATTTAATGGAAAAAACATAGTATCTATATCATCTATTGAATATAATTTTGTAGATATTTTTTTATTAATATTATCTTCATTTTTATACATATATGTTTTTGGTGAAAATAAACTAATATAACCATAATCATTCATTATTTTTATAAATTTACCTTTTTTTTCTATCAAATCCCATTGAATATATCCATGTTTATCTATTGATTCTCCATAATTTTGTTGAATTAATGAACTTGGATATGCTATTCTTTCTGTGAAAAATTGATGACTATGTGTATCTCCTAACATAGTTAAATCATATTCCTTAATATCATTTAATGTATATGTTGAGTCTTTCATTATAAAACCATTTTGGGTTACTTGACCCTGAATACCACAATGAAATAAACCAATATGAATATTATCATCTGATAAACCATTTAAACGTTTTGGTAATAATGCTTTACGTGCCGGATAATCTTCTTTTCTATTAATACAATCTAAATCAAATACACTAACCGTATAAAATATACAGTTCCCCAATTTATATATTCCTGTATTTTTTAGATAGTAAATCGTTTTATCTAATCCAACTATACTATTTAGAAGACTTGATAGAGTATCTATTATACTATGATCATGTTTATCTTGATAAGTAATGTTATTATCATGATTTCCTGGAATTATTACAACTATACCCAATTTGCATAATTTTGATATTAAATTTTTAAATAATATTACCGCATTTGCTGAGGTTTTCCCTTTGTCTTTTCTAGCATCATTGAAAATATCACCTGCTATTACTATTAATGTATGTTTCTTCTTTAGTTTACGATTCTTTATATCTAAAATTAAATTATGAAAAACTAATTTATATTCATCTATTCTTGAATCTAAACTCGTATCATCATTATATATATGAATATCCGCAATATGAATAGCATATTTAAACGTTTTTTCCAAATTTAAATCAATATATGTCATTTTATACTCATTTATATTTATTATTTTATATTCAAATTTATTATAAAAAATTAAAAACTAAATTGAATATATTACACATATTTTTCACGTTTGTTTAGACATTTAAAAAACTACATTCAATCGTAAAAACTATAACCAATAGTAAGAAACACTACCAATTCACAAATAAAATATTTAGAAAAACTATAATCAATCGTACAAACTACATTCAATAGTAAGAAACACAACAAATTCACAAAT